ACGGAAAAGTTCCCCGGCATGTTATTAAATGGAGTTGTGACACATCTACCAAACCACTATCTTTCTTTGAACATAAATTTTCTTTTAGCAAAACAAGAATGCAACAAAGATATTTTTATCTATAAAGATGCGCCTGTTTGTTATCTGTATTTTCCAGATGGGAAGCCTAAACTAAATACGCACTTGGTTTCGGAAGAAGAGTGGCATCAAAAAAGAACGCCAAAGTTGCACCGCTTTGAAATGGACTACGTTAAAAAGACAGGATCGCATCATTCTAAATCTTTCCTATCAAAGCTATTTAAGCTATAATAACTTATCCCTGACAGCCGCATGAGGTGGCTGACATAACCCAAGACAGGAGATTGACATGGGTCAAACTACTTTTTCAGGTCCAGTAAGATCTGAGCGCGGCTTTACCGCCGTTGGTTCAAACGCCGTTGTTAATATTACAGCGGAAACAACTCTCACATATGCAGACCACGTAGGACGTATCATTGAAATCAATGACGCGGACGGTGCGGTTACTCTTCCTACAATCACCACTGATACCATTGGTGCAAAGTACACTTTCTTCGTAGGCACTGATTGTACAGACTGCGACATCTTAACAGATGGCACTGATAAATTTGTAGGTTCTCTGTCAGTAACAGGCACTACACAAAAAGCATTTGCGCCTGCCGCTTCAAACGACGTTATTTCAATGAACGGCGGCACAACTGGCGGAGATGCGGGCTCTTACATTGAAATCACTGCTTTGGCTACCGCGGAGTATCTAGTCCAAGGTCTTTTGGTAGGTGCTGGTACAGTAGCAACTCCATTCGCTGACGCTTAAAATTAGCAAAGGAGAAAGCTAATGGCTGGTTCTGATGTACAAGCAAATTATGTTACAGCTACAGGAACCGTTGCCAGTGGCAGAAGACGCCTGTGTGGTATTCATTACCATTCTGGTTCAGGCACAGGGAAAATAGTTCTTAAAGACGGTGGTGCTTCTGGCACCACTGTTTTGACGCTTGATTTCCATGCTAACTCCACTGGTGACCTTGGAATCCCTGATAATGGTGTAATGTTTGAAACAGACATTCACGCAACATACACCAACATTACTAGCGCAACCTTCTTTTATAAGTAGGTGACATATGGCAGAGCGTAAAAGAGACAAAATGCCCGCTCGCAATAAAAAGAATTTCCGCCCCACTAAATCTGGGGCGGGAATGACTAGGGCAGGTGTTGCCGCTTATAGAAGAGCCAATCCCGGCTCTAAATTAAAAACCGCCGTTACGGGAAAAGTAAAAAAGGGTTCCGCCGCCGCAAAACGGCGTAAGTCCTATTGCGCCCGTAGTGCGGGTCAAATGAAAAAATTTCCTAAAGCCGCTAAAAATCCAAACAGCCGCCTAAGACAAGCAAGGAGGCGTTGGAAATGTTGACTTGGGATAAAATAGCCACAGGTTTGATTCTAGCTTTACTAGGGTATCTGATAAGTGATGTAAGCACTATAAAAACAGATGTTGCTGTATCTAAAATTAAGATTGAGCATGTCGAAGAAAAAGTAGCGGATAATCACGATATGATTACCCCAATGTGGCAACAATTTCTGATGGAGAAAACCAATGATGTCGCGGTCGTCAATGCGTCGGCAGATTAACACTGGTCCGAAGCCTAAAAAAGTCACGCCTACTTATTTCCGCAAAGGCGGTAAGGTGAGTAGTAAGAGCAAAGGTTCTAAGATTTGTCCGGCAGGCAAGGCTTGGGCGAAAAGAACTTTCGACACTTACCCTTCTGCATATGCAAATTTGGCGGCTTCTAAATATTGTAAAGACCCAAACTACGCCAAGGGGTCTAAAAGAAAGAAAAAATAATGGGTGAGTTAAAAAAATGGTTAGATCAAAAGTGGGTACGAATTGATGGTTCCGGCAATATCAAAGGTGAGTGCGGTACATCTAAGGACAAAAAGAACCCCGACCGTTGCCTACCAGCTTCAAAAGCGAGAAGCCTCTCAAAGTCTCAAAGAGCGTCAACCGCTAGGAAGAAGAAGCGCGAGGGCTCAAAAGGCAAGACAGTGGTATCTAACACAAAAGCCGCAAAAGTCACAAATCTCGCAAACGGAGGCCCCGTTAAACGCCCCTTCAGGGGTAAAAAAGTGGCTGGGACCGCTGTTGCGAGGGGATGTGGACGTGTCTTAAACAACAGACGAAAAAGAACAAAGGGGTCTGTTACTCAGTTCTAGGGGTTAAAATGTTGAATAATTTTGACTTAGAGCAGGCCATTATTCAAGAAACTAGAGAGTGGTCTTCTCATGCTTTAGAGCAATCTAATGAATACTACAATAACCTACCCGCCTGCCCCTACGCTAAAAAAGCGTGGCAAGACAATAGGGTGGGTTTTTCTTTTAAGTATTCGAGCGATTGGCAACCTTTATATACTTTGGTCTCACAATGGGACGATAGTAAGGATGTTATAATTTTAATAGATTTTTCGCCTTTACCTTTGGACGAATTAGATGATTACTTAGACCAGTTAAACGAGGCTATAGCGCAAGGGTTTTTTATAAACAAAGACATGTTCTTAATGGGGTTTCATCCAGAAGACGTTGAAAACGAACTTTTAGACGGCGAGGACTTTGAATCGACTGTGGATACACCTTATGCTATGATATTCTTGCAAAGACTAACAAAGTTGCAAGAAGCTTCTAATACTCTTAGAATGAAGGGGTATTATGAAGTTTGTGAAAAGTATTATGACGCTGAAAAATTGTACGAAAACAGAAGCAGTCTTTACAGGAGATTGAAAGATGATGAAAAAGGTTAAGAAGAAGCCCACTATGATGCGTGGTGGCGGAATGGCTAAAGCTAAGAAAATGATGCGCGGCGGTCCTGCAAAAGCGGCTAAAAAGAAGCCTGTTATGATGCGCGGCGGCGGAATGGCTAAAGCTAAGAAAATGATGCGCGGTGGCAAGGTTAAAAAGTAATGGCAACCTCTGGTTCTAAAAACTTTGAGCTTCAAGTAGATGATTATATCGAAGAAGCTTATGAACGGTGCGGGCTCGAATTTAAGACGGGATACGATGCTCGAACCGCAAAACGGTCGCTCAATCTGCTTTTAGCAGATTGGGCAAACCGTGGTTTGAACCAATGGACAATTAAACAACGTACTCTGTCTTTAGTTCAGGGGACGAGTTCATACTCTTTAGGGGCGGATGTAATTGATGTTTTATCCGCCGCCTGCCGCAGAAGTGGGTCTGATTTAATTCTTTCTAGAATTAGCCGTAGCGATTATTTGAACATCCCTACAAAGACTACTCAAGGTAGGCCAAGTCAATTCTTCTTGGATAGACAGTCTACTCCGGAGCTCTATTTATACAACACTCCTGAAAATGCTACGGATACTATTCTTTATGACGCTTTGGTTCGTATGGACGACGCGGATGATCTGACTAATACTATGGATATGCCTTTTAGGTTTTACCCCTGTCTAGCCGCAGGGTTAGCGTATTACGTTTCCATCAAGAGAGCTCCTGAAAGAGTTCAAATGCTGAAAGCTATTTACGAGGAAGAGTTTGAAAGAGCTAGAACAGAAGATAGGGACAGGTCTTCGTTTAATGTTACGCCTAATTATCAGTATTTAAGAGCTACGTAATGGCACCTTTTGCATCTGGAAATAACGCTTACTTTATTTCGGACAGGTCAGGTCTTAGATATCCTTATAAAGATATGAGGATAGAGTGGACGGGCGCCGCTGTAGGTCCAGATGAATTTGAATCAAAACACCCTCAACTTGAGCCTAGAAACAAAACCGCTGATTTTGAAGCTTTACGAAATCCTAGACCAGATACTAATAACTCTCAACCCGCAAGCGTGAGATTACCCGCTTTTAACACCACTACTTTGCAGTATATAGCTAACCCTAAAATGACGGGTAAGGTGGGCGCTTTAACAACAAATGGCGTAATTCCTACAGGCGCTTCATCGTCGTTAACAGGTGTAGCAGGCACTGGTGCTGTAGGTACACTAACAACGTCTACTTTAACCATCACCGCCACATACACTATCACTGTCGTCAACACCGCTAACGGGAACAAATACCATCAGGATGGACAGGGTCCGGGTATCAATGGCAGAGATGTTACTGAAGGACTTACCTATCGCTATGACCAGTCTGACTCAAGTAATTCCGGTCATCCGCTTCGTTTCTCTACCACGCAAGACGGAACACACGGCGGCGGCACGGAATACACAACTGGGGTAACTGTAGTAGGCACTCCGGGCACTTCTGGGGCATATACACAGATAACAGTAGCTGTAGGCGCTCCAACCCTATATGTTTACTGCACAAATCATAGCGGCATGGGTTACAAGGTTAATACCTTATAGGAGTAAAAAATGGCAATTACCACAGCAATGTGTACCAGCTTTAAGCAAGAACTGTTAGAAGCAGAACATGATTTTACAGCCGACACTTTTAAACTAGCTTTGTTTACAAGTTCAGCTTCTTTGGATGCGACAACCACGGCGTATGCAACAACCAATGAGGTCTCCGGAACGGGCTACACCGCGGGTGGCGCGACACTAACTGTTGTTGCACCAACAACCAGCGGCACTACAGCTTTCGTAGATTTTAATGATGTTAGTTTTTCAAGCGCTACAATAACCGCAAGAGGTGCTTTGATTTATAATAGTAGTAAATCAAACAAAGCTGTTGCAGTTTATGATTTTGGCGCTGACCAAAGCGCAACCAATGCAACCTTCACCGTAACCATGCCTACAGCCAGCGCATCAGATGCGGTAGTAAGGATTGAGTAATGGCTTTTACATACGTAGAATTAAAAACGGCGATACAGGATTTCACCGAATATACGGAAACATCTTTCGTTAAAAACATTCCTGTATTCATTAGAGGCGCAGAAGATCGTATCTTCACGCTCGTTGATCTTGAATTATTTAGAAAAAATGCAACGTCAGCCTTGACTAACGGTGACCCTTATTTGTCGGTGCCTTCAGATTACCTTGCTCCTTTTTCAGTTCAAATCACCACCGCCGGAAGTAAATCTTTTCTTCTACATAAAGACGTAAATTACGTACAACAGTATAACATAGACGGCGCCGCTAACGGTTTGCCAAAATATTACGGCGTGTTTGATGTTGACAATTTTATTGTAGGCCCCACTCCAGATAGTAATTACACGGTAGAGTTACATTATTATTACCGACCAGAATCTATCTGTGACAAAGCCCTAACTATTACACTTACCAGCGTGTCCGGTACATTTACGGCGGGAGAGTATATACAAGGCTCAAGTAGTCAAACTGTAGCTCAAGTTGCAAGCGTAGGTGTAAACAGTGTAACGATTACCCCCGAAACTATTTCTGGAACAGGGTTTCTTTCCGCTAACAGGGGAACAGGCACTTCTTATGGAACGACTGAAACTGTTACAGGTTTGAGTAGCGGCGCAACTGGCGTAACTTCTCAAATAACGAATGACAAGTCATGGTTAAGTGAGAATGCACCAAATGCCTTGCTTTACGGTTCATTAGTAGAAGCATATACTTATATGAAAGGCGAACAAGATTTAGTAGCGTTGTACCAGCAAAGGTTTGCTGAAGAAGTACAGCGCCTAAAAGACTTGGCAGAAGCTAGAGAAAATAGCGATGCCTACAGACGGGGACTTCCCCAAAGGCCAAGGACGTAGGAGTTAAAAATGGCTACAAGTAACGCGGCAACCACCTATCTTGAGAATAAGCTACTAGCTTATCTTTTTAAGAATGATTCTGGTTCATTTGCATCGCCGGGCGACAGCATATATGTCGGCCTAGCTACCGCAGTTTCTGATGCAGAAGCTGGTTCACTAACAGAAGCAACCTTCGGGGCCTATGCTCGTCAGCAAGTGGCGGCGGCAGACTGGACGTTAGCCTCAAGTGCTACAGACCAGCAAACTGTTACGAATACAAACAACATTGAGTATTCAGCATCGACAGGTACAAGCAATACCATCACACATGCATTTATTGCAGATGCATCGTCTTCTGGTAACATCCTGTTTGTTGGACAGCTTGATGCATCTAAGACTATTGAAACGGGTGACATCTTCCGTATCAATGCAGGGAACTTAACAATCGAGTTGAAGTAATGGCACTCGTACTTAAAGACCGTGTAAAAGAAACAAGCACTACCACAGGCACAGGCACATATACGCTGGCGGGTGCTGTGACAGGTTTTGAGACCTTTGGTGAAGTAGGTGATGGCAACACCACCTATTACGCTTGCACTGACGGCACGGACTTTGAGGTTGGAATTGGCACATACACTGCATCTGGTACGACCTTGGCCCGTACTACCATTTTGCAGTCTAGCAATTCTGACAACGCCGTTAACTGGACAGCGGGAACCCGCACGTTATTCTGTACGCTTCCTGCGGAGAAGATGATATTCAATGACGCTAACAACAACATTCAGGGCTTCACTGATAACAGTCTAGCCTTTGCAATCGCTCTGGGGTAAGACATGGCAAATGCATTTAAGACATTCACAGACACTGGCGTAGGCACTGCGAATGCTGATGTGTATACTTGCCCAGCGTCAACCGAAACCACAATCATCGGCCTTAATTTAGCCAACATTCTGGATGTCTCTATTAAGGTATCCGAACAGCTAATCAACAATGATGGCGACAATGTGTACATTGTCAAGGATGCTATTGTGCCTGTTGGCAGTAGCTTGGTAGCTGTTGGGGGCGATCAGAAGATTGTGATGAACGCAAGTGACATATTAAGAATAACCGCCAGCCAAGCATCGGCGGCGGATGTGGTGGTATCTGTACTGGAGATTAGCTAATGGCTTTGTCAACTATTGATACAAATCAGATTGCTAATGGCAAGGTAGCTAACGAGGACATGGTAGCAAGCACCACGACAAATCCTTTTCGCACTAATGCCACAAGTATAGACACTGATTTGACTGTATCCTCTACAGAAAATGCAGGGTGTTTTGGGCCTCTAACCGTAGACACGGGCGTTACAATTACCGTAAATACTGGTGGAACATTGGTGATAGTATGAGTACGTTAAAAGCAGATACAATAGTAGCGGCGGATGGCACTAGCCCTGTCACGCTGACTAAGCAGAGTGC